TTTCTAATGTTTTTCTTGACATTGGTGCAATTATTGTATGTAATAAAGGTATGCCAAAAACAATTAAAGGATATGTATGACAAAAGCCACAAAGACTTGCCAAAAATGCTTAGGCGATATGCGCAAAATCAGCAACTCTGATAAAATGCCTCTCTATCGTTGCGACCAATGTTCTCGAGAAGTTGTGCTAAATGCACGCCCAACTCGCCACGCACGCAAACGCACCTCCGTGTACCTTACAGGAGGTCATGATGATTTTGAGTTTATTCAGACACGCATCGGTTGTGGCTGTTTCGCCGCTGGGCTAAATAAAATGATTGCAAGGTTTCGAGAAGAAATGAATATGATTTAATGTTTGTTAAAATATTCTTTAAAACCTAGCAAAAGTATTACAAATATACCACTAAGCACAAAAGACACAATCATGAGCAGGCTTTTTTCTTTAAGCTTTTCTCTTGTGCGCCTAAATTCCCGAAGGAATTGCATATCTTTCTGCATTTCCGCTGGGCTTTCGGGTGTAATACCTAACTGAATTAAAGTTTGTTTTACGCTTTCACTGATTAATGCTGTTAGTTTGTCGCGTGATTCATTGTCAAAAATAGTGTCACTCATTTTATTTAATCTTATCTTTTGCTACGATGCGTCCGTAAACGGCAATAACAGAGCCTATAAGTGTACCTACTGTAGTACAAACATCAATTAACTGCATTTGAATATCAGGGGCAATTACATGCCCAGCTACGCCTGCAACAGATGATACAGCGGCAATCAATGCGCCCCATACTGTTTTAGATTGCAAAAGACTTTTTGTATTTTCGTCCATGTAAAGTGCTCCTATGGGTTAAAGAGAGGGGGCTTGAAAGTGCATCCAGTCGAAGTTTCTTTCACGGCCTAACGAAATCCAGCCGTATTTATAAAAAATGTCAATAAACTTCTTGCACTCCTTTTTTGCAAAAAGAGCATCATTGGCATCCCACTTGAATTGATTTTTGTCTGGGTTTATGTCTACAGCAGCACCGTAAGCATGTACGGATAATGTGCTGCCTCCTTTTTTATTTCTGTAGTTAAAACATCCTCCGAATAAATCAAAGCCATAAAGCTTTATCTCTTCGTCCGTATATGCGTCTTTTATGTCCAGTAAAATACCTGCCAAAGATGACGCAACTTTTTTATGGCAACGTATTTTTTTTACTGATTGTTTTTTATCCCAAGCTATAAACATTGGGTAAGCAGGTATAACTTCTCCTGCGGTGCAATCTAGCCCACCCGCAGGACCAAAAGTCGCCTCCATGTTTTGTTGTGTACCAAACATAGGATTCCTAGACTTAAATTAAATGATAGCTCTCATAATGCTTAACAAGTTTTTTAACAATAGTCAATAATTCGTCGTCTGTGCTACAATTAAATGTTTCTTCGCTAAAACAAACACTAAAACTTAAAAGCAGCAATCTAATGCACTCTTTAGGTTTGCTTATGTCTCCTCCTATTTGTGACAAATATTTCAATTCATGTGCATTAAAATATCTTACGCGCAAATCAACATTACTTGTTGATAGCCATAACAAGCATTTAATGTATTTAAAAAAGTTTTCATTTTCCGTAGCTATTACACTTGCAAGTAGTTTTTTCATTTTTGTTACAAAAACAACGTCTTTGTTTTTATTTTTACCTACATTGCACTTATAAACCAAGCTATCTATGCAATAAACTTCACTAATGTGTCATGTACTCCATAATAAACACAATACCAGTCGCACCTATCGATCCAGTTCCCGCCTGCGATACACCAATACCTCCGCCGTCACCTCCTGCACCTGGGTTGCTTCTGCACGGCCATAAAGCACTTGGCGCACCAAAAGCAGGGAATGTGCCACGTTCGTCTGGGAATGCGCCCCAAGAGGCAATTGGGCAATTAAAAACAATTTTCCCAGGTTGTGCTACTTCTTGTGCAGTGTCTACCAACCTGTATTGTTTTGCTTCAAAATCCAAACCACTAACTCCTTGTGCTCTTATTGTATAAAACACAAAATTACCTGGCCCTCCTCCCCCTCCGTCTACAGAAGCAATTAAATTATTGTCAGCACCTAGTTTTGTTTGTCCTCCGTAACCTCCCGCCGCTGCGGCATTTATTCCCCATTTTTCGCCTACTCCTCCTACTCCTCCTGCACCTACTACTACACGCAGAGCTCCTCCCTCAAGCTTTGGTATCCATGCTGCCCTCGAAAAGTATCCTCGACCGTACGCACCTCCTGCACCTCCGCCTCCTAAGCCATATAAAGCCCATCCTGTTGAAGCGTGGTATCCTCTATTCTTCGATCCTCCACCACCACCACCTCCTCCTCCACCTACAATAATCCACTCAAAAAACTGCGTCTGTGAATTAAATACATGCCAATAGGTACCTGAATATCCATATATCGAGGTATATACGTTTTTAATGCCCGATGCAGCTACGGCCGTTCTTACATAAAAGGTATTAGCAAGTTTAGCGGAGCTATCCGATTGCGACACATCTGGGCAAAGAGGTACGCCAGAGAATTGTGGGCTATCTTTTCTCGCATAATAATCATCAACATAAACTGCATTAACTGCATTTGTCGACCTATTTTGGGTTGAGTAGTTTAAATATGGTACTGTAACAGTTCCGCTAAAGCTTGGATTTACTTTTAAGGCCATCGTATCTTTGTTGATAAAATCTAAGCCATAAAAATTTGTGTTACTTTGTTTGGTAAGAAGCACTCCCTCAAAAGCAGCACCTAATACTTTAGTGGTAATTCCATTTATCATTTCAGTGCCATTTGGGTCTATCGTAACAAGATTTGCGGTCACATCTTGTTTTTGTACAATACAGTAAAACCCAGTTGGTAGGCTAGCTAATGCTGCGCAATATACCGTTAAATTACCAGAGTTGGCTGCCATGCCAATAATTTTTCCATTATCGGCACTTGTTATTGTATAGTTCGATCCGATAGTTAATACAGTATTTGCAAAAGCGGCTGTTGTTGTAGGGAACGTAACAACATTACTAGATAGATTAAAAGAACATATTAATAAATCATCTGTTCCGTCAAAATAATACAACTCATGTGAGCTAGAAGATACAATTTTTACCCACAACCCCGTAGTTGTGCCCGTAAGATAAGACGGTCTGGTTGCGCCAGAATGATTCGTTGCAATAGCTGCAATAATATCATTAAGCTCTGTGCGCAAGGTAGTGCCCGAAATATTAGGCGCAAAATTTAAATCAGTTGATTGTACCATCTATGTCACCTGTTGCCCATAACCTTTGGCGTAATAGTCAAATGTTCGTACAATTCTTGTGTTGCTCGCATTGTAAAAGTTTACTGTAAAAGAAGCGGCATTAATAGCAGAAATTGTATAGTAATCACCTGTCTGCATACTTTGTGGCGTAATAATCACCACAGGTCTATCACTTTTAAATGGCGTAGGGAACGTCACTACTGTGTCACCAGTGCCTAAAGATATTGTGTTTGCAGCAGATTGTATAAAGTCAGGCATATCTACTGTAAGCTGTAATCTTTCAATAGAAGGCGTAACATCACTACGATAAGAGTATAATTCTGTAATGAATTGTAATACACGACCTTTAATATCTCCGCTTCCTCCTATAGGAATTTCATCTGTAACCATAGCAGGCAATGATCCTGTATAAGGCGCACAAAACATTCCGAATATGTGACATTTTCTGCTCGTGCTTCCTGCATAATTAGGCCATTGTGCTGCGTTAATATCATTGTTGTTGAAAACAAAAGGCGTTACTGTTTTGAATCCCGTAGTTCCTGTATAAAGAATGTCCACAAAGTACATATAAAAACCATTAGAAACATAAAATATTGCACTATTATTTATGTTTGTGTGTCCTGGGACTGGACTGCTTACTAATCCGTCCAAGCTAAAGTTACATAATTGTGATGCTACGCCTGCTTGAAAACTATCAAAAGACGTGTATGACGGATCTTTTCTAATAAATCCGCCAACAATATATTTTGTGTTATTGGTTAAATTTAAGCTTTGATATATAGTGTGTTGTCCTGTTGTCGCAGTCTCGCTGATTGTTACCGCAGTACTAACGTCGTCAGGTGCTACTATCGAAGTAGTAGTTGTAGTAACATTTACTTTAGAGAAAGACGAACTGGCAGGATTAAGATAGTTCGCAAACATATTCGTGCCTGCGCTTCCTCCCCAAGGAGTGCCAAGGTTTTTTGCTGGATGAAAATTCCATCCACGCATCAAGTGCACGGTTTTCCAAAGACCTTCCGTTAAACCATCGACACTTGCAATTTTATCTACATCTGGCCATAAATCTACATTATTTGTCAATAAATTGCCAGCTTCAGTTGCTTGTAATGAAACTCGCGAAACATAGTTTGCTCCTAAGTCAATCAATCTTTCGTGATAGTATCGTCCTGAAGAATTAAAGCCATCTAGTTCTAAATTACCTCCCGATACTTTTGTTGCTACATGAAAGCCTCTAAAGTTTATAGACTCGTCGTAGGCATCTACATAATTTAAATTATTAAACCAGTCTATTTCATTAGGAACCCAAACTGCGTTAGGCGAATAAACCCCTTGCGGATTTTGTTCTGTAGGGAACGTTACCGCTTTGATTAAATAGCTTCCTTTTTTAGAAGGCACCGAAATAGACGTGGTTTTACTTACTTTTTCTACTTCTAATGAAGACCTTACCCATAAAGGATTTACTAATTCAGGCGCAAACCTAATTTCATAGTGCGAAAGATTTTTAGAATTTACAGGGTTCCACGACAATATTGCTTTGTCCTGTAAAACATTCAATTTAAAACCCTGCACATCTTCGGGCGGAGCGTTGTTTGAATATAAGGTTACGTTTTCAATTGTTGTCCATTGGCTGAATTTATTAAAGGCATCTACCGACCTCACCCGAAAGGCCCATGTGCCGTCCTGCGTTCCTTCAATAACAGCATTCAATCCTGCTGTCTCTTTAAACAAACGAAAATCAGCCCCAGGTGATTTTACTTCTAATTGATATTTAACTACACGACTATCTTTTACGGCTGTCCAAGAAATTAAACAGTTTGATCTAAACAACGCACCAAACGCTGTCATGTACTCAGAATATTGTAAGTTTGTTGGCGCAGGGACAACATCCGACGTAATTGTTGTAAATTTTGGTGATGTAAAGTTAAGTCCGTACTCCACCCTTGCAAACTTATTTGGATCATGGAATATGCCACTCACACTGTACGTTAAATCATCTTCTTCTTTTACAGATACGATTTTGAATTGACGAGGGGACAAATCACTTGATGTAATAATCCATGAAGCGTTTATTGCTGGAAGTGGCGAGAGGCTTGTTGAAAAATAAAATGTATCTGTTTCGTTTGCATTAAAATTTAATCCACGATTTATTAATGTGCCGTCTTTTAACACAATATCAATAGAATAACTGCGCCCATAGTCCATTTGTATAGTGTCGTCTAATTGTACCCACGCAGAGTTAATTGCCTTGATTCTTCCGCCATAGCGCACATCTGCGTAATCTTTATCTGCTATTTTAACTATGTCTCCAGGGCGAATATCGGCATCAGCAAGCCCTGTTTTAAAAGAAACCTGCTCTGCCTGATTCAATTCTGTGTCTAATATCCATTTTCCTGCACGGACAGCCTGTCCTCTCGAGGTAGCGCCTATTGCGTAAACATCAAGAGGTCGATGTATTTTAATGTCTGCAAAAATAGGGCTTTCCACTACCTCAATGGCAGGATTATATCTATCTTCAGGGTCATTCCATGTGACATACGCCAGAGAGTGCTGGGCTTCTAGTGGGGCACTGCTGTAGTTAAATACACCGTCTACTACATTTGCGTTAGTAAACAGTTTTATAGGGTCTGCTGGTCTATCTTGCGAGCAAGTAATGATACCACTTGTCGCATCAGCCCCCCAATATACCATCCCTCTAAAACAAGAGGCTACCATCTGTAAAACCTTTAAAGCATCTTCCTCTGTCTGAATAATTCCATTGAACACAAATCTAGGTTCGTACCCTCCCTTTCCGTTAGGTACTAATTCGTCACAATATTGTGCAATAGAGTACAAACCGTACTTATCTATCTCGTTTGCATTAATATAGTTTCCTAAGCCATATCTGTTGTTGCTAAGCAAATCATATAAAACCCAAGCGGGATTGTTTGACCAGTCTGTTTTAAATGTGCCATTCCAACTGCCGCTATATGTGCGAGCAAACGGGTCATAATTAACAGGTATTTTTATTTTAATACCTTTTACTTGATAGCTTCGATTAGGTACACTACTGCCATACAGTGCACTGTCAAAAGTAAGTGCAGCAACTGCCCAACCTGGGTAAGATAGTTTGTGCTCAATAACTTTAGTAAAAGATTCCCAAATAGTTCTATTCAACAAATAAGTTGTATTAGAATCAGGCGTTAATCTGGTTACGCGAATATTGTATGGCGCAGATGAGTTAGGTATTGCAGCATTCGCACCTTTAAGTTCCACACGATATTGTACTTTATATGTGGATGATGTTTTACCTGTTATAACTGTCTTACTTGCAGGCACAGCAACAACATAGGATGTACCTGCGGCCTGTAATTCAACATACAAAGAAACACTTGTTCCTACTATATCTCCGTTTGTTGTGTTGGTATAAGACAAAGAAGGCACAGATATTGTAATATAGACAACGTCAATGTCGTTTTCATAAATAGTACGAATAATAGGTTGATTGCTTTTTAATTCAATGCCTACACCAATCTCGGTTTGTACAGATGGTACGCCAGGCATATAAGTTTGATTAGTCGTTCCTTTACGATAATCTAAATAAACGCCTGTAGCTGTTACCGCCCCATTAGCAGCTAGAATAGGAGTGTCGTCAAAATAAATCTGATCAATCGAATATATCTCTCCCTCAGAAAGCATATCGACTAAACGAATTACATCTTTACTGCGGAGAGTATTAGGTTCTTCAATAGAAGCACGCTGTGGCGTTTCTGCTTTGCTTTTGCTTCCTTTGCTTCCCTCTATATCATTAAATTTGCTCAACACTAAGCCCCGCACTAATTGTTATTGTCCCTATTAAAAAATTACCATATACAATAGGTACTGTAGACCCTTCAATGCTCCTATTTGTAGCGCCATTGAATATAAATGAAGGTCTTTGGTCAGGTGACTCCCTATTTAAGTAATCTTCTTTTTGTACTCTTGGTTTTGGGGACAGTAAAATAGAGACCCCGCTAATCATTAAGCTCACGCCCAAAGATACTGCCCACGCTTGCCCTGTTGCGATACCTACTGCTGCGATGACTGCGCCAATGATGCTTTTTAAAAAACCTCCACCACCTTTGCTACCCTGCACCGCAGGATGTATGTGCACTACATCCCCTTTACTTAAAGAAATCTGTATTTCTTTTTCGTCTATGTTATCGTCGTTAATAAAAATATGATAAGAATTTGGATTAAATTTTTTCAAAAAATCTTTGAAATTTGCTGCAAGCGCACGAGCCACATCCACAACATGCTTTACGTCAAAGATATGCTCTTTACCAAAATCATCCGCTAAACTTCCGTATAACATTACTTTACATAACATATCTTAATCTCAACTCCGCTCGATTTAACCAAGGCATAGCTGGCTCTCTAGCAGACACTCTATTGCCTAAATGATGTAAAAT